AGTTTATCAATTTATAGTACCATTATACAACAGTTCTTTATGAATGTCAACTACTTTATGAGATTAACTTAATATCTTTATGACTTTGTGAAGTCTACCTGACTTCATCAACTTATGGAATGCTTTAAATGCTTTTGCCATGTTATTGTCTCCTATATTGCGATGTTTCCAATGCAACAATTGTGTTACAATTCTGTTACATATAAAATATATATACAGATAGGAGACGTTATTCATGAAAGTTATACTACTCTCGGTTCCGGTGCTCTTTCAAAGTGACCTTGTAGAGTAGACAGTTTATCTTCTGCCTCTGCTAATAAAGTTATCTCTGAATCAATAGTTGCCATAAGATCAGGATGTTCAGCAACGCCAACACCTTTCTCTAATAGTATCTCAATATTAACACTATGCTTTTGAATAGCTGCAGCGTACTGCGCACTCATTGCATATACCAACCTGTCTCTTAACTCTTTCATTTATTCTCCTTTTGGTCTCATACCTAGCCCAGGTAGGATTCCGTGATTGCCTTCATGAGATGGAGCCGTCCATCCTTCAGGTTTAATTAAATCTGGGACTCCTAGTGGATTAGGTCGAGATGGTTTAACACCAACTACCTTTCCCATATTAGCTTTATGTACTGCGTCCCACGCTTTATAAGGATCTACACCAAACGCATCGAGTGTACCGATTGCGACTACGCAAAGATCTATTAGACCATCTACGATTTCTTCCGCATCATCTTCAACGATTGCTTTTAGTGTTTCATCAAATTCTTCTTCGATAAAGTCAAGACGAAAATCTAAAAAGGTTTTTAGTTTATCGCGGCTTGCACTGTTTACCCAATCACGAGTACCGTACTTACCTTGCATTTCAACAATATCTTTTACCCAATCTTTACTCATAATTTATCCTGTAATTCATTGAATCCACCAATTGCTTCGCCATCCATTATAATCTGTGGAAAGGTTCTTGCAGTTGGAAACTTAGCAAAGAACTCTTCTTGCGAAAAGTCCTCACCCATTGATTTATACACGAAGTCTAATTTCTTTGATTCGCAAATCTGTTTAGCCATATTACAATAAGAACAATTAGTCTTTCCGTATATTTCTATCATACCAGAGATAATCCACCACCTAGATCACTATTAGGCATAATGATACCAGTAGTCTGTTCAATCACTTGCTTCTTAAGTTCATCCATAGGTTCAGCTACGAACATAACATGTCTTTCTGAAACAACCAATGGTGCTCTAGTTGAATAAGGAATATATGGAACCATTCCAATTTTACCTTCTCCAGCAGCAACTAAAAGAATAGCATCCGTTAAGGTATAGAATCCTTTACCAGCTATTTCTTCGTAAACTACCTTTGCTATAACTTCCTCACCAGATACCATTCTTACGATTTGTACATCACTCATTTTATTTCCTTGTTATTTGTTATTGTGTCTATTATAACACAGTTTATATTAAATGTCAATAGTTTTATCCAAAAAAGTCATCGAGAGTATCTTTCTTCTCAGCTGACCAACCAACCGCATCAAGTATTGACTGAATAGGACTTAGGAATACTTTTTCAAATTGTACTTCAGTATCCACGTATTGATGTAGTCCAAGTTGCTTCGGTAAAAGTCCTGGGACTGCGATAACGTTTTCACGTAACGGATTAGGAACTTTTAAATATAGAAGCTTTACTTTGTCTCCACCTTTAATAGTTTCGAACTTTTTATCGAGTCCTTTTTCTTTCATGAAACTGTTGTACAATATTGCACCGCGAACATGCATTGGAGTACCTTTACGATATAACGTATCTTTATTCTGATACTTGATGATATCATTACAACCACTTGTCTTGGCAATCTTTTCTGGTGCTAGTGATTTGAACTCTTCCTTAAAATCTCGAATGAATCCTTGAGTTGTTGTTTCATCTTCGTTCATTATAATCTCAAAACATTGCTTGAGTTTAGAACGACAGATCTCAGGAGTGGAAGATCTTACTGATTCTAATCCTGTTACTGATACTTTAGGAGTATCGTAGTGAACACCTTCTGAGTTCAACGTATTTAGTATGTAACGTTTCTTAGCAACAAAGATTGCTCTGTTAGTAATCTTTTCACGTTTCATTACCATTGCATTACGATAGGTACCAAGATCAGCAGCAAGCTTTTCGTAACCATCTTCAATAACTTTCTCAACCTTAGTACTACAAATACGATCAAGGAACTCTTCGCCTTTATCTTTATCAATATCAGTCGTACCAAATACTTCTTTAATCAAAGGACCAAAGTCAACGTAGATAGAGTCAGTATCAATATAGATGATATAGTCATGATCTGTTGTACCTAAGGTTTTATTTAAATAATCATTAACCGACTTCTCAGCGTAACGAATACCTAACTGACCTGATGTTGTAATTGCTTCAGCCATTTCATTAATATAGTATAAGAAATATTTGTTAGCAGTTGCACCATAGAGACTGTTCATGGCAATCTTAATTGACATTTGCGAATTGTGTAATTGATTGATCTCACGCTTTAGACGTTTCAGTTCAACTGGATCTTTCTCAACCTCAAACCGCTGTTCTGCTACAATCATTTCTTTCTTAATCACAGAACGGTTATTATAGTATTCATCAATGATTGTTGGAATAACACCTACCTTTCTATTATCAAAGCAAACGCCATTAGCAGCAACTGAGCGATCATCAAACCTACTCTTGTATTCGCCATTAAGAACCATGTCTTGAGTTACGAATTCACGTTCTCCATCCATATAGGTTTCAGGAGACATATTGTATTGTAACATCAAGTGAGGATATAGTGAGTTAAGATCGAAGGATACAACCCAAGGATGCATTCCAACTTTAGGATCTTTAACATAACCACCAACAAGATCACCAGCCATCATCCCTGGGCCACCTTTCAGTGGAGGAACAACTTTGTCATTCATTAGCTTACGGTAGATTGTTGATTCCCATATTCCTACAGTACCAAACGCATCTCTGTAATTAACACCACCATCATAGGCAACTGTCATAACTAACGCAAGCAAACCGGTTTCTTCTTCAAGTCGAGCAATCAGCTGAGTATCTTTTAGATTATAGTCAAGATACAATTGAGGATTCTCATCGTACAACGCAGTTAACGAACCGTACTCAGAATAGTCAATCTTTGTTTCACCAAGTACGACATAAGCAATATGATCTAACTTGTATGATTCTTGAGGACCGTACTTGTAACCAAACTTCTTGAAACAATCCATGTAATCAATAATAGCAACACCCATAACAGAATAGGTATAAGCCATCTTGCCAAAGATCTCTCGAGATGTTTGACGAATTGATTTATGCGGAGATAAACGCTTTGCGGTTTCTTCACCAAGTAAACGAATGATTCTTGTTACAATATACTGCATGTCAAAATACTCAACGTTCCAACCAGTTACCACATCAGGATAATCAGTTGTCCAGAGTTTCATAAAGTATTGAAGTAACGCGCTTTCTCCGTTGATGCCATCAAATAAAACAAACTTAATCTTGTCTTGAGGAATATCAGTAACTGTTTTAGTCTTGTCATAATCTTTACGACCAAGTACATAATAGATATCTTCTCGAGAACTATGATAAGCAATAGATGTAATTTCTTTATCAGCAGTATCCATGTTAGGATAGCCATCACGAATATCTACCTCAATATCAAACGATACGATATTGACTTGACTTACGTCATATGTAATCTTGTTAGGGTATTCTTGTTGAATAAACTGAGTGACATAGTTAGTAGATCCAAAGATCTTCATACCGTGTACACCTTTATATTCTTCAATGAATGTTTTTGCTTCACGCATATCTCCAAATTTTGTTGGAGAAACAGGAAGGCCACCTTCAGTTAGAGACTGATAACCTTCAGCGCCTGCCTTTGGTGTATGGATGTATAGTGTTGGTTCAAACGGAACACGATACGAAAAACGTTGACCGTTCTCATATCCGCGATGTAGAATATTATTACCGTATCTTTCGACAGACGTATAGAATGTTGTCATAGTGTATATATTGCTCTTTTCAAATTTATGGTACCATTATAACAGGTTTTGCGTCTGATGTCAATGGTTATTGTACTAACTCCGAGAAGTTCTTGATTTTCTCAAACTTGAGGTTGTTCTCAAACTTTTCAGCGAACTGATCTCCACGATGTGATATGACAAAGATATTATCATCGTTGTTCAAACCATGTAGTGTTTCAATCAAACTCTCAATACCAACTCCATCCAAAGCACCATCCAACGTTTCATCAAGTATTAATAGATTCGTTGATACAGAAGATCTCAATTTAGCAACTGATCTCCAAGCCAACATAATTGATAACGTGATACGTAACTTCTCACCTTCAGAGAACGATGCATAGGTAAACTTATCTCTGAACCTTGAACGAATTACTTCATCAAAGTTTTCATCGAGTTGAAAGTCAACGAATAGATCGAATGCAGCAAGATACTTGTTGATGAGTTTATTAATAACAGGAATGTACTGAGATATAATCTTTGCTTTAATACCGCCATCTCTCAATATCAATTGAACAATGTTTAGTACTTCGTGTTCATCAAGAAGTTTAGATCGTACATCTTGTAGATTAATAACAGCCTTCTGTAGAGCAATAAGCTTTGAGGTATCGACTTCGTCAACTTCTTTCTTAGCTGTATCAAGATCCTTTTTATAACTCAATAAGGCGTTCTTAGCCATTTTGATTTCAGCACGAGTTTCAGAGATCTTAAAGTTAACTGATTGAATCTGTTCTTCTATCTTTGAAATCGAGTTAAGTCTTTTCGTATGCGTTTCAATATCTGAAGCAACAGTAACTAACCCAGCTTCAATTGCTGCTTTACGTTGATTCTTATCTATGATCTGTTCTTGTTTGAAATCATGATCTATGCCTTGCTTACAAGTAGGACAATCATCATTATGTTCGTAGAACGATAGTTCCTTTTCAAACGCTTTACGATTTCTTTCAAGTTCAGCTCTTTGCTCACTTGCTTCTGTATACTTTGCCTTTTCATCAGGCTTATCAGAAATATCCTCGTAGAGAGTTTTGATTACGTCGTCTTGAGTATCTATTGTTGTGTTCTTTGTTTCAATTTCATCAATATGACCAGACATCTTATCTTTGATCTTATCGACTTCAATAGACTTCAGATTACGTATTGCTTCATCGCTTTCTTCCTGCGATTCTATTTTGCTATCAATGATTTCTATATTGTATTTGTTGTCGTTAATATCAGTCTTGATAGCGGACATACGTTCTTTTGCTAACGTACCCATAACACTAAAGACTTGAATATCCAATAGGTCTTCGATAATCTCACGACGTTGATATGCTCTAAGTTCCATGAAAGGAATATAAGTAGCAGATCCAAGTACGACGATTTGATTAAAAGCTTTGAAGTTAATACCTAGAATGCTATCTTCAAGGAATCCTTGATAGTCTCGAATAGATGCGTCTTTGTTAATCATAGCACCGTTCTTCCATATCTCAAAGATATTTGGTTTAATACCACGACGAATCATATACTTATCTGAAGCAGCTTTAAAGTATAACTCTACAATGAGTTCTTTATTATTAATAGAGTTAACTAGCTGAGCTTTGTTAATATTTCTAAAAGGTCGACCATATAGGCCAAATACAATTGCATCAAGTAGAGTACTCTTTCCTGAACCATTAGACCCAGCAATCAATGTACTAGGAACTAGATTCAAGTCAACTGTAGTAAAAGTATTGCCAGTTGATAGTATGTTTTTATATTTTACTTTCTCAAAATTGATTCTCATTATAAACTAAGTGCCTCATGATATAAATCATCTATCAACGTTTTAACCTTACCCTTATCAACCGTAGTCTCAAGTCCGTTAATATACTGCGATAATATTTCTGTCGTATCTTTTGTTTCATCGAGAATTTCATCAACACCTTCTGCGTCTAAATTCAGATGATCATCTACTGCTCTAACATCAACAGCTCCACATTCGGACATACGACCCATAAACATATCATAGAGATATGCGTTGGTTCTGTTTTGTACAATTACTTTAACAAACTTATCTTTATATTGATCTACGTCATAATTAGCAACATCGTCAACTGTCCACGTATCATCATCGTAGAATACTTTATGGAATACACGATTAGGATTCTCAATCTTAACCATCTCTCGCGTTTCAGTATCAAATATATGGAAACCACGACTGCCTTTATAATCAGACCATGTCATTTCGTATGGCGATCCAAGGTACTCAACATTACCATATCTTGAAGGATGGTGGAAATGACCAGAGAACGCAGATTCAAAATTCTTAAACACGTTCATATCAATACCATGCGTACACAACGCACCTTTCATCATCTCAAAACCTTTTACTTCAAGGTGACCCATTAATATATTAGCATCAGAGTTCTTTACAATTTCTAGATTCTTTTCACCGTTCTCTTTATTGAGCCACGGTAACATAAGGAATTTTGTAGATCCCATCTGTAACTCTACGCCTTCATCTTGATATAAAGTAAACTGAGGATACTCTTGAGTTAATAGATTCATACTATTGATTTCGTTAGTACTTGCATAATAAGTATCATGGTTTCCAATCAGTGCATGGAAATCAATTTTACGTTTAACTAACTCATCAAATAAGAACTCCTTACCTCTTTGTAAGGAAACGTAGTTAATATACTTTCTACGGTCAAATGTATCTCCAAGGTCAAACACAGTTGTAATACCATGTTCATCTAAATAAGGAAAGAATACCTCTTGGAAAAACTTTCTTTGGACTTCATGGAATACTGCTGAGTCGCCTCTACACCCGATGTGAATATCGGTTACGATAGCTATCTTCATAATTTACCTTCATCTCTCAATTGTTTGCGAATCTTTGTCGCGGATATAGCTTGGTGGTCTTTATTTAAAATCATTCCCGTTACTCCTTTACTCCAAGCCTGATATACTTATACCATAACCTTTCATGTCCATAATATAATATAAACTTTATTACCATATCAGCAGCAAACACTGAGCCAATTGCTTTTGGTGGTAAACCAAAATATAAAGCGATGCAAGCTGTAGTTGTACTTGCTATGATTCGCCATGTTGTTGCTTTTGCTAAGTGTCTTAGCTTTGTTACTTTTTCTGCCATTGTCCGTCTAAAATTAATTGACCGATTTCTTCGTGAGCATCTGGATAAAAACTAGATATCTCACAATCGACTTCGGTGGGTTTCTCAAAGATCGCGTTAGTATCTTCGAATCTGCCTTCTTTTATTGTGTTCATGTAAATAGTATAGTCAGGATTAAATTGATCTCTTGCTTTTTGAAACGGACAGACGAAATCTGTAATTGCTATCTTTCCTGCCTTTACGACACCGTCAGATAGAAATTTCATTCGCATTGCTTGTCTCATTCTACCTTCGTCGGTAAAATCCCAATCGTTATACTCTTCCCTTATTTTGTCTGCGTTAATCCATACACCACCAACCATATCCGCTAACGGTTCAGCTAGTGTACTCTTCCCTGAGCCTGGGAGGCCAAATATTAGTATCTTCACTATTTTGTATCTGACTTATCTTCGGCAGCTGCATTGGCAGCAGCTTCAGCAGACCTTTCAGCAGCTTCTTCTTTCTTAACTTTAAGTTTAGTTTCAAAGTCATCAATGAACTCACTGATATAGTCAGGCAGTATAGCACCAACCATAGTTCCAGTTGAATCGTCGAATACTTCAGAATCAAACATTTGTCTTTGAGACGCTTTAAATTTAATATACATCTGCTTCTTCTCTTTAGAGATTCGGCGTAGGAATGCATACCAAATAATTTGAGTGAAGTAAGCAAATGGATTTTGCGATTTCTCTGGATTAAAGTTATGTATATATTGAAGACAATTCTCAATTCCGTCTGAGATCATTTCTTCCTTATACATATATCCACTAAAGTTTGGACGCGTTGCCAATCTCTGAGCAATCATCATAATACATTTACCGATATAGTCCGGTACTTGTGGATTCTTATCACCGCAGTTCTCTGCTTCTTTGCATAGATCACCATAAGCGATTAAGGCTGCAAGTAGATCTTTGTTGTTTACGTAATTCTTTTTCTTAGCCATTTCAAATAATATTCCTTATAGTATTGTTGAAATAATAGATTATATTATACAACAGTTTTGTGTTCATGTCAATAGTTAGTTTCTAATCCGTTTGAATCTTTTTTCATTAATATGAAAAAAACTATTGACATTTTGTTTTTTCCTTGTATAATAGATATATCGTATCTTAATAAACCATATTAGATGTCTACGGTAAATATCTTAAACGCAAATTGTTCAGACGAATAAATTTCAATTCTTTTCTTAAAATGTTCCATCGTATAATTAGAATACGAACCTGAACTCAAATCATCAGCGATATCATAAAGGACTGCTTTCTGGGAGTCCTCAGCTTTACGCAAACTTCTTCCTATTGATTGTAATACTTTAATCTCAGACTTCGAAGAAGTAGCAAAGATAACATTATCCAATCTTTTAATATTAACACCAGTACTGAATACACCGTAAGAAGCAAGTATATCATGTTGCTTAATTGGATCGTTCTCAACTAGATGTCGAACTCTTTCGCGTTCATCCCCTTTCGTGGCACCGTATATAAAATGCAGTTCACGACCTTCTTTCTTTAACATTGGTGCGAGTACTTTACCATGTTTCTCAACCAAGTCAAATAGAACTAGATTGTTCTGACCTTTTAGAGACCATAACAAATTACGTATAAAAAGATTTCTCTTTTCATGATTAACAATAAACTCTCTTTCAGCAGGCCATCTACGTTGTGCTTCTTTTACCTGACCCATTGCCTTTTTAAATTCCTTTCGTACTTCTTTTGAATGCGATAGAACAATTGCTTTAATCTCAAAGTCAGCAACAGTACCTTCGTCCATTAAACGTTTAGTACTAACGATTCTTTTTACTTCGCCGAAACAACCTTCAAGTACTAACCTATGCGTTTTACTTTCAGCTGATTTAAGAGTACCTGTAAAGCCATGACGGTATTCGCAGTTATTCATTTTATGCATGATCGTTGTTAAAGACTTAGCTTGGAACGTATGAGCTTCATCACCCATGACACAACCGAACTGGTCAAACCAATCTTTATCTTGTTTAACTAATGACTGCCATGTAGATATAACAATAGGAGCTTTAGTATTCTTATCAACTCCACCTTGTATTTTATAGATTAAAGATGCATCACAACCGTAATCAACAAAGTCACCGGCCATCTGATGCACTAACGATATAGTTGGAACAATAATTAATGTTCTTAATCCTAATGATTGATAGTAATGCTGCTGTAACAAATAAATGATTAATGATTTACCTGAAGATGTTGGAGATAGAGATAACGATCTTCTTTTCTGAATAGCGTTAATAATATATTCTTCTTGGTAGTCGCGTGGTGTAAATTTACAATTGATCTCTTTACATAACTCAGCAATATAGCCTTCTTCTACTAGTTCGTCAGCGCCAATACCATCAGGAGCATCTAATACATAGTCTCTATCATCACAAAACTTTTTAAGATGGGCATATAGACCAACGTATAAAACTGGTCGCATAGGTTGAAACATACGAATAGTTCCATCCCATATTCTTGCTTTATATTTTGGAGAGAATTGATAACCTTCAGGCTTAAAAGAAAAGTACTCTGACAATTCCATCTTAACACCTGAATCAGCCACGATTCTCATATAGACCGAATCAACTGGATCTATTGTAATTACTTCACTCATTAATCATTCGCTTTTAATATTATTTTAATTAGTTTAGGTACGTAAACAAAGAATAGTGCTGAACCCCAAAATATTAGTAGTGCTATTACGTATACTTTCCAGTTTGATAGATTAACAGCGAATCCTATAGACACCAGAGCAATCCATAATGTATCTGCTAATCCGTGGACTATCTTCCACTTACTTCCGAGCTTGGCCATTAAGGCTTCTCTCTTTGTAGCAAACCAAGGATGTACATGACGCATAATCACGAATCCTTCGTTAAGAACCATTAATATAAATCCAATCCAAAAAATCATAGCTTCACCGCCAATAGTAGTAAGATAGCAAGTAGTAACATGTTAGTCATAAAGATACCTATTGCTAATATCGTATGATACCATATCCATCTAGTTTTGTATGCGTTTTCAACAGTTAATGCCGTAGGATCTATATCATCCTTCATCATATCTATTACAACTGTTTCTTGTTTAATTTGTTTTACTTCTGGTTTCTTCCAGAATCTTGTGATCCAATCCATTATTACTAATAGTCTCCTGCTTGGAATTTCAATACATCAATCATTGATTTGATAATGAAGTTCCGGCTGTGTAGTGTTTTTATTATATCTTCGAGGTAGTTTGCATTGGCAGTATGAAAATCAATGGTGAGACTCATTTTAATAACATCTTTATCTGCTTGAATGTATTTGTCTAAATCGGCGCGAAGTACTTTAAGTTGGTACGGTCTCCAACCATTACGCTTGAGTTCTTCTTCCGACATTGATCCGTCATAATACTCACGCTTAAGCATGTGCATTGAGGTATAGTCTGATTTGAGTTTTTTAACACGAAGTACTTCCTTATAATAAAGGTTATAATACTTCGAGTGCATTTGAGGTATTCTTCGAGCTTCACCTACTAAGTTCGTTTCATCAATAATGCAATCCACTGCCCATAAGGCTGATATATCATTTGTATCCATAATTTATTCCAAAACTTTAAATTCATATCTATTATATCAAATAATAGGTCACATGTCAATAGTTGATTCTATAATTGTTCCATCTGCATTGTATCATATCGCATTGTAACACTACAAGTTGCATAGGCAACATCTTGCACATTAATATCAAGATCAATCTGTCCGAGATTTGTAGGAAAGCAATTCGTAAACTTAAACCGCAGATTTGGATTCTTGTGCGAGTTAGTTACTGTAAGTATAATATCAGAAGTAACTCCATCTTTACCTGCGTCTATTAAAGCTCGTTGCTTTGTTGATTCAGGAGAAGCAATACCTTCCATCCAATTTAATATTTCTTTATAGTTATTCATATTCTCATCAACGATAAAAGTTAGAGTCAAATCGTCGTACTGTATTTTATCTTGCTCCATATAAATCGCGGCTAAAGGAGTATCAATAGTAACAGGAGTAGCACTAATAGATGGTATCGTAATCTTTTGAGTAAAGAACTCAACGTTAGGAATACGTGATATGCTTATCGCAAAATTCGATGGAGATAAGTAATTGTTAATGATTTCTGGCATGGTCTCAATTCCAATAAATAGTTCTATAATTGTTTATTAATACTATTTATATAAAATGAGGTAGATCATGTTTGATGTTAAAAGTTTGAATTATGAAATGGACACCGCAGGGATGTCAATGAACGAAGTCACTAACCTGCACAATCAGATGTTTGTAACAAAAGACTATGATTGGTGGTATGATGTTTTGCCTGATGATATGGTAGTTGATGTTGGCGCAGGAATTGGTATGTTTTCCGCTAAAGCTTTAGATGCTGGTGCAAGGAAAGTTTATATGATTGAGCCGAACAAAAGATTACTTAAGACTGCGTGTAAGAACGTATCGGAACACATGTTCAGTCAAGAAGAACCAAAAGTATTACCTATTCATGCGGCTATGGGTAGAACTGATGTTGATCTATCTAACATATATAAGTCTGCTTCATTAATCGAAGATACCGAAGAACCTAAATTAATGTCCTTGCCTGAATTAATAGAGTACTACGATTTAAAAACTATTGACTTTTTAAAGGTTGATGCTTGTGGTGCAGAGTTTAATATTCTTCATTGGGAACACAGAGACTTTCTATTAACTCAGGTTAGACATATTGCTTGTCGAGTTTATTTGTCTACTCAGTATGGAGCTAACCAAAAGTTTCTTGACTGGAGAGATCAGTTTCTAAAAGTAGCTCGAGATCAAAACCGATTATACTTTCAAGATCCAACGATGATAGAAAAGATATTTAAAAATGATTGGCACAAACACGTACCGATGAGCTTTATGGTTTATATTAAGAATTGGTAATATACAACATAAAAGAACTCCATTTAGAAAAGTCTCCGGCGTTTAAGAAATTATCGTCGTAGGCTTTTTCTCTATCTTCATGTTCAAGAAAGCGAACTTGGTTTGTATCAAACTTCGTTAACAAACCATCTCTGAATTTTTTCCAATTGTGTACACAACCTGAATAGGCGTTTAGGTGAAACTCAACTGCGATATGTTTTACGCTCTGTCGTAGATATGGAAAGTTTATATCAGTAAAGATACCATACTCACCACCTTCACAATCAATCTTTAAGTAATCTATTTTTGGTATATTGTAATCAACGACTAAGTCTAAGAACGACATCTTTTCGTAATCACTACTACCTTCGCCAACCTCACCAAAGATATTATCAAAATGCTTTGCGGTAGATCCAATCCCTGCGTGAATAGGCTCAACTGGAGTACTGCCATTGTCTATATGATAATCTGCAGTGTTTCTTAAAAGAGTTTTGAGATGCTTCTTGCTAGGTTCAACACTAACGATACGACTTGCAGAACGATCCAAAGCATGACAAGTAAAGAAACCAACACAAGCACCAATGTCGACAACCACGTCACCTTCATTAACGTCACGCCACCAAGTATAATCTTTCCTAAAAAAGAATTCATGATATAATGTCTGTACATCTGTTATTGGTAATCCTTCAGTAATTAAATTAAGGTTTAGATATTTTCCTGTATTCATACTAATACTTCCACTAGGTTCATCAATACGGCAGTACCACTTATTGCACTACCAATCATAATTGCCTTATCATTCCAACAGTGTCCAACGTATACCCAAGAGCTTGCTGCTAATGCATAACATATTTGACCTGTGATACTAAATCCTGCACTCATTATAAACACGCCGACCACCCCCAATACAGTTGCTAACCATTTAACGTAACTATCTACTGTTCCTGTTGGAGTAGCCGGCTTCAAGTCCTCAACTTCTAATTGAAGTACTTCCATTTCTTCTTTAAGTCTTTTACGTTCGGCGTTAAGTTCCATAGCAAGTCTTCCTGCTTTGGACATTGTACTTCCGGCAAACTCTGCTTGAATCTCAGGACTAATTTGACCTTCTACTTTTGCTACTCGTTCAGCTTCGTCCCTATTCATATCAATTACCAGTTATGTATGTTACCAGCTATAATAAAGAAACAAGTACAAAAGTTTACCAACACAATAACAGTTCTAATCATTGCTATCTTGTCGGCTTCTCTATCAGTCGTTCCTTCCTTTTCGCCTATTGCTTTTGCCCATAGCCGCCATAAGTTTTTCATTTTACAAAGTCTTCTTGGATATAATCTTCAAGCATGTTCCGTGCATACTTTGCCATCTGCTCGAGTTTAATAACTAAAAGTTCTGCATCAGGAATATCTATAGGTCGAATCTTATCGTATATTGTATAACTTTCAAAATGGTTCTCAATCAATTTTTCAAAATCAAAGATTGTTTCAATAGAAGGTTCACTGTAGTTAGCACCAACAAAGATAGAAACTTCAACGCCTCTCTCGTCTATGTGCGCTGATGTATCAATTTCTAATTGAGTTGTATTGCTATTACTTGCCACTATACATTCTCCAAGTCTGTTTTAAATTGTTCTGCTGGCGAAGTCTTTTCCCATAGGCTTAACGTTTGTTTACTATCAGCAATCAGTTTCTTTAACTTTACAATTTCTTCTTGTGTAAGGTTCAAGATACTTAATGCGAGCAATCGGTTTGTATCACCTCCTAGTGCCGATGTCTCTTGCATTATTTGATTGACGACCTGTACTTTAGTGTTATCCTTAAACACAATACGACCATCAACATTTGCCTGAATAAACTCCATCTTGACATTAAGCCAACGGACCTCTTCATTATACTCTTTAACGCGAGCGTCAATTCTCTGCTGTAGTATCCCAAGGCGGTAGTCACAAAAGTCCTTTATAAGGGATCGAGCATCTGTGTATTCGCGAAGTTTACCTTCAAAATCTATAACTGTTAGGTTTTGTGAGAATGGCTTGCTTAACTTGAATTTGGTAATAAGCTTTATATCATTCCATTTAGCAGAAGATAATTTAAGTTTAACTTCAAAGTGGAAACCGTTCTTATTACATTTGTCTTCATAAGATACAATATCACCTTCATCTTCGAGCTTATCTAATACCTTAACATAACCTTCTCGGTCAAATCCGTATGGTACTTCAGTAATAGAAACAGCAGTCTTGCCTTTCCTTACAAAGGTACCGTTGGCAGTATACTTAGTAGGATCTTCTTTACTCTGTTCAACTGTCCCACTGAAATCAGGAAACTTAACTGAAGGCTTTATAGTAATCTTGCCTTTATCTAAATACTGAACACAAGCCTTTCTAAGATCCTTAGGATTGTGTGGTAGTATGTTTGTAGCAAATCCTGTAGCAATACCTTTGGTTCCATTCACTAACACTAAAGGAAGGATTGGAAGGTAGAATGCAGGCGGTTCATGTTCAGGATCTTCATGAACTGGACTTAGATCAATATCTTTAACATACTTATTAAAATTATCGTGAACTCTTGAATAGACATAACGAGCTGCACCAGCTTCTTGAATAAGTCGAGTACCAAATGATCCACGACCTTCAATAAGACAGATGTTGTTATTCCATTCAGCTGCCATCAGTTGTCCTGCACCAGCAGCAGATGATTCACCATGATTATATCCATAGTCAGATATAATACCTGAGACTGCGGATACCTTTTTAAAATCACGTTTGCTATTAATCAGCGATGAATACAAATAGAACCTCTGAACCGGTTTCAGTCCATCAATCATATTAGGTATTGCACGTGATTCAACCGTATACATTGCGAATGCTTTCCACTCGTTAGCAGCTACCTTACTAATAGGATAGTTATTGCCTTTAAGCTGTTCGGTGAACATTGTCAAATCCATTAATTATTACCTTTATTAATTTATAGTACCATTATATACTAGTTCTTTATGAATGTCAACCATTACGCAAACATATATTCTTTACGCAAACTGGAATCCTTACCGAACATCATCTGAAATACAGAAGCATCGTCAACAGTTACAGTGTCGTACATTGGCTTGTTAATAATAGAATGATATTCTTCTTCTGTTAATGATCCTAAGCCCTTTATGTATCGGTGCTTCCATCCATCATTCTTTTTGAACTCCTGAGCCTCTTCGTAGGTATAGAACCATTTAACAGTCTTATCCTTTGTAGAGATCATAATAGGAGTTCTTGTAATCTGAACTCTGTTCTCTAATAACAGTCTAGGCCAAAATTTGTAAAAGAACGCAATTAACAATGGTGATATATGTCCTATACCGTCATGGTCAGCATCAGTTAATGTAGCAATATATTTGTATGTCATATTGTCTACACTGTCTTTATCGTTGATGTCTAGTCCTAGAACCGCTACCAATTCCGATAGTTCTTTGTTCTTTAATACTTCCGCAGGTTTCATATCCCAAGTATTCATAATGACACCACGTAATGGAAAAGCTCCAACAGTATCAGGATCTCTAACCTTTAATAGGAATCCCATCGCTGAGTCACCTTCTACAATTTTTAACGTAGCATCATCTTTGTTAGCAGATATATGTTTAGCAACCTTTACCTTACGAAGTTTCTTTTGAGCCAATGTAGCAGCTCTTTTATCTGCGGCTGCCTTCTTAGCTAACTGAGCCTCGATAATTGGGTCAATAATTTCAGGAGTGTTTAGAATCTTGTTAGCAAGCCATTCAGCATCACGAACTCTACAAGTCTCAAGGTGTTCCTTTACATTACCAAAAGGATTCGTTAGACGTTCTTTTGTTTGAGAATCGAACTTAGGATTAACAAAGTTCCTAGCAAACATAACAAAAGTAATACCACTCTTAATCGTAGTCTTTAATACTTCAACCTTATGACGTCTTTTAATCTTTACGGTTAACGTATCAATAATTTGATTCATAAAGTAATCAACGTAAGTACCACCCTGTCTGGTGTTTACTCCATTAATGTAACTGTTAGTTCTGAACCCATCTTCCGAAGGAGCAATGAAGTAAGACAGATTGTTTGTCTTTTCCATAATGGATATGTCAGAGAACATAGCAACGTACTTTTTGAAATCATTAATAGCAACCTTCTTTTTATTAAAGGAAAACTGTATCTCAGGAAATGCCATCTGTAAACTGATAAGACGATCTTCAATTAATGTGATCGTATCAAGTTGGTCCAATGAATCAACCTCAAACAAGTCAAAGT